GATGACGAAGCGCACAAAAAGTATATCAATGCTATCTGGCAAGAGCCATTTCTAAGACCGAGAGCTCAATATCCCTGGCGCACAGCAGGGAAATACGCTTACATCCTCATGATGTTCCTTAATGTGATTCACGTAGTGCTGAAACTCACGATCCTGCCTAGGCTTGAGTATTTTGGCGAGTTTATGATGAATTACATTATACACCATTGGAAGTTGCTGCTCGGTAGAAGGATCATGCCTACGCTAGAACCGTACCACTATGAACCAGAAGTAAATATCGCTGATGCTTTCTGGCACGCGTTCATGTTCGCTATAACTGCATGGGTATGCAAAACAATCGTGGGTTTCGCGATCTTGAAGTTCATGGATGAACAAGACAAATCACGATTGTATTTTTCTAGACAGACGAGAATCTCAAAGCACGTACAAGAACAGCCGTTACCCCGCCTCAATGGTTACGGCCGTACGAGACTCGTTGGCCTTAAATGGCTAGACCATCCAGATGCCCTGTCAGAAGATGCCCTTTTACCGAGAGGGCTTTGCCACAAGCTTGCTGCCAATTTGACCAGATGCCATAAGGAAGCGTCCAGGGCACAGCAAGTCGGGTCCATTGTCCGGGGCTGGTGTAAAGATCATAACATCAGCGGACCCCTCACCACGTCATATGTGCTATGCGCGGTGAATACGTTGCTACCGGATAAGACCCCTGCCACGATTTAGGGGTCGGGGGAGCTAGTGCATCGCATTACTAAGGAGAAACCTCTTGCGTTTCCTCCGATGGGATCTAAGAATAAAATTAGACCATTAAGTGATGAGGTGCCTAGTGCCCCCGCCGCTTCCACATATACAGTGCTGAATATGGAGGTACTTGGAATGGAAAAAGTCTACGCACCGGGTAGATATAACCAGTCAGTACAGAATCAAGAGAACGGTTTGAGGGTTCGCATCTTACCGGAACGATCAGATTCAGCAGGTGTGGTTGAGGCTAAGGAAGAGGCTATCAAAGAGTTGCATGACTTTGTTGACACTGTGGTGAAACGGCGGTTTCACAAGACGCGTAAGACGGATTTCGACACCTTTATGACGAACCGCGGGTACACAGGGGCCAAGAGACAAAGATATGAGATAGCTAAAATGGAATACGACCTAAGAGGATTATCGGCAAAAGATGCTTATGTATCCGCTTTTATTAAGGATGAGAACCAACATCCAGACACATGCGCTGTGAAAGAGCCGCGGATAGTGCAGTCCAGAGGATATCCGTTTGCCCTGACGTTTGGGCAACACCTGGAACAGATCGAGCACCAAGTTTACGGTCAGAAGGGCTGGAGTACATCACGGGACAAATTGCCAGTATTTGGTAAAGGACATAGTCCTCTGAAAAGAGGATCCGTAATCAAACACAAGATGAGACAATTCTTGGATTGCGAGGTAACTATGTTCGACCTTACTGCGTTTGACTCCACGATCAAAACAGGCCTTCTGAAAGCAGTACACAAGATATACAAACACTGTTCAAGTGATGAGGAGTTTGTTTGGCTGATGGAGCAACAATTGACCACTACGGGATTTACCAAAAATTTTGCCTATTTTGTAGGAGATGGAGGTAGATGTAGCGGGGATTTTGACACGTCAGTAGGCAATGCCCTCATCATGGCAATGTGCTTGGAATTGTACTGCAGGAAACAAGGATGGGCGTTCGATATGTATTGTGACGGTGACGATACATTACTATTCACGGAGCGCGGTGTCTTAGACCATGAGGACATAAGCAGATTCTACCGAGACCTCGGGATGATTCTAAGGGTAGAAGGGGTAGCTCACGAGATTGAGCAGATCAATTGGTGCCAATGCCACCCTGTGTTTGTTAGAG